GTTCGTTTCTGGCTGGAACAGTTTATGATGCAATTTCTAGTGGGGATTATTCCCCTGCGTCACCAGTAAATGTAGCTATAAAAAATGAGAATTATATTCGTCCAGGTAATATGCCTGGCATCAATCAGATCATTGAACCGTCACGGGTAGACTCTAGTCTTACCAGCAAGTCGAAGACCCGTGGCAATTCTAATTCATCGAAGATGTATAAACCGAAGCCAGGAGAGAAATGTCGATCTGGCTACCGTAAAATTAACGGTATGTGCGTGAAGAAATAACCAGGACAATACCCTGGTTAAATCACACACATTGGGGTCCGTTTTAGGGTATCGAAGATACTGCACCCATCAAAAGCATTATGCGTATTTTTTGTGGCTCTTTTTTAGTAAAAAAGGCCAAGAGTTATATTGAACGTAAATAACCCACATATATGGTAAGACAGCGATGTTCGCTATGCGCATGCAGATATGACACAACACATGACCCTGTTAATTGGTGTGGATTTTGTGGGGATTACACCGAATCACAGATGAGTTGGTGGTAATATACCTTGGAGCTGTACTCGATGCTCAAGGAAAACCAAAGGTTTCAGAAAAGGACGATTGCTTTGCTTCGTTTGTCAATCCTACGAGAGGAATAAAGATGGATTTGGAAAATGGAAATCGTAATTCCTGTGTTGTATGTAAACACTTTACAGTAGCTACTAGGCACGATATCCGAAAATTAGTTTGGGATCGTTCTAGGAGTGAGGGCGTTCAGTCATGGCAGATAAAGGAAACTTTATGTGAGAATCACAGGCACGAGGGATTCAGCGCACACAGCCAAACCGTAGGAAGGCCGGTACAATCTGGGCGTCCGGAGGCAGGGAGTGAATCTCAAGCACCCCTGCTTCCCACCTTTTTTAGCGAAGTTACAGGGAATTATATAGATCCAATTCGTAACAAGTATGGTTGGAAGTTAAAACTTCGACAGTTTTTTAGAAGAAGCCTGAAGTAATAATAATAAACTTCAGTTGTCGGTGGGGGCACTGCCGCCCGTAGGAAGGCATGAATAAAATTCTGATTTTTTCACCTGAAAGGGTGCTGACTCGCTAGGGCATCGTGGGCTTTGGGCTAATTTACGAATGTTTTATTAGTAAATGCCTAATCGGCTCTTTATGGCAAATAAATTTTTTAGCGTAATAAAGACCGGACAAAGCGGGCAATCTCCTCCCGCACCATTGGCTACAGTTGCATATTTAGATGCAGCTGCAGAATTAAGTAAAGTTGATCGTAAGAATCATAAGCAAGTTGCTGATAATGGCAAACCATTAGTATATGACTTACTGATTACAGTAAGTACGCCCCAGGGTGCAAACACTGGTAATAATGGAATTCTTGCTATGCAGACTTCGACTGCCCCTAATAATTGGCAGACTCGGAATGGTGTTAGAATGGCACATTTTCTTCGTGAGGAATTACGTCTCGAAGCCGGGGTCACAAAAGGATCTATTGGAAGATATGCTAAGAACTTACGATTGAATTTGACCAGTACTATGAAGGGTCTCCCTTATTCAGTACCTGGTTCTGTTTCATCCTCTACATCTCAGAGGATGTATGCCGTGGAAGATATTACCACAACCATTGGAGGCGGTGGAACTGATTACTTCAATGGTGGCGTTTGGGATTATTCCCAACTTTCTGTGTTCGTTGAAAATGCAGTATCTGGTGTTACAGTTACAGACAATTTCTACTTGCATGTTTGCGGTGCTCACGTTGGTGCAGGGACTGAAGCAGATCCGTGGGATTCCGTTGCTTGTATTCAAGCATACAATGAAAGACGACAAACAGTCCTGGATGATTCTACTCTTACTCCAGGAGGGGACACTCAATTTATTGATAATGACAGCCCGTTCTTTAGAATACCAGAACAGGATGTCTCAGAGGATGCATATGTTCAGATTACATTAGATGAACAAGATAATCCTCCATATGATCGTGCAATTACTCTTGGAGATTCTTCGGCTCTCCAAATAGCAGATTGGTCTACTCTGCCTGACCAAGTTACTGAACTTACATATAGAATTCAGGCTCCACTTGGTTTAGTCAAATTTGAAATGTTGTCTTCACTTGCTGGAGCAGCATTTGCGTTCGAAATTGAATGTCTCGGAACATACGAGATGTGAAATTATGAAACAAATTAATAAAATACCGAATGAGAAACTGTGCTTCCTGGTTGGGATGCTCGTAGGCGCAATGATCCATGAACCGGTAACTGTTATGGTGGGATTTTAGATGGTCGAATATCATTCAATGCATGAAGGTCGAGGTTATAGTTATGGACGACCGTTATTCCGTCCTCAAGTTCTAATTACTCAAAGTGAGTTATTTGCATTAGGTGGTTTGTTTTCAGATATTGTACTACCACCGACTTCTGTTAAAGGTGCTGCTCAAGCAGCTGCAATAAAAGTAGGTTCGTTTCTGGCTGGAACAGTTTATGATGCAATTTCTAGTGGGGATTATTCCCCTGCGTCACCAGTAAATGTAGCTATAAAAAATGAGAATTATATTCGTCCAGGTAATATGCCTGGCAT